CAAGGTAAACTGTAATGGCTATCACCAATTTCACTAACTTAAAAACAACAATCGCTAATTATCTGAATAGAGATGATCTCACATCTTACATTCCAGATTTTATTACATTAGCAGAGTCTCGTTTAAATAATGAACTACGAGTTAGAGAAATGGAAACCATCGATACTTCAACCACGACTGTATCAGGAACACAATCATACGATTTACCTACTGGTTTTATTGAAGTGAAATATGCAATTTGGCAATCAGATCCATATTCTGTTTTACAATATCGTACAACTCATGATTTCTTTCGTAGTTACAATGTAAGTGTCACTGCTGGAAACCCAACCTATTTTACTATTGTCGGTAATAAAATATACCTGGGCGTTACTCCTGACTCTGCAAAGACATTAGAGATTGCTTACTTCAAAAAACTAACTGCCTTAAACGATGATAATGCAACCAATGACATTATCACTAACTATCCAGAGCTTTATTTATATGGATCACTTGCTGAGTCTGCTCCGTTCTTAATGCAAGATGAAAGATTAAATACCTGGGCTGGATTATATAAAGAAGCTTTAAAGATTGCGAATACAGCATCTGAAAACGGAAGGACATCTTCACAAACATTACAAATGTCTACAAATTCGGTGGTTTAAATGATTAAGTTTGGAGACCTACAGGCTGATCTTCCTAGTTATTTAAATACTGGGTCAGTAAAAATAGATAATGTTTTACCTTTAAAAGATGGATTTAGAAGTCTCTCTGGTTTTAGTGAACTCAGCACTGTATCGTTAAATTCTACTCCTCTCGGTTTATTTACTTCGATAGGAGCTACGGGTACAACAAATTACGCTGGTGATGAAACTAAACTTTACCAGATGGATGCTAATTCTGATTTTCAAGATGTATCCAAGAGTGGTGGATACAATAACTCCACGACAGATGGATCAAGAGATTATTGGGCCTTTACAAAATTTGGCGATAACGTCATTGCAACTAACTTTGCAGACAATATCCAGGTATTTAATGAAAGCTCCGATACAGCTTTTTCTGACCTGGCATCTATCAAAGCAAAATATATTAGTGTTGTTAGAGACTTTGTTGTTGCTGGATTTACAAATGAGTCTGGCACAAACTATCATCAACGAGTAAAGTGGTCAGCTCTTAATGACTCCACTGATTGGACACCGAGTCAAACGACCCAATCAGGATACCAAGATATTCCAGGTGAACATGGAAAGCTGATGGGCATTATTGGATCAGAGTCTTTTGGTATTATCTTTTTTGAAAAAGCTATTTACAGAATGGATTATGTGGGAACTCCTCTAATCTTTTCTTTTAGTAAGATTGGTAACATTGGTGTATTTGCTCCAAGATCAATCGTTACTTTTGGTAGTACGATTTATTTCTTATCACAAGATGGTTTCTATGCCATTGAAGGTGGTAATACAATTAAAGCGATTGGTACTTCTAAAATAAATAGATTTTTCTTTGATGACTTTGCATCAAAACAAGAAACAATTTTTAGTGCGATAGATCCGAACAACTCGATTGTTGCCTGGTCTTATCGAGGTTCTGGTAATCCAGCCGGTGGTGTTAATAACAAACTTTTAATCTACAACTTCACTGTAGATAAGTGGGCCACAGGATCAGGATTAGAGATCTTATTTTTAGCAACAGCTTCTCAGGAAGCATTTAATACGATTGAGTCTTTAGACCAAATAGGAAATGTTGATGAACTCACAAGATCCTTAGACTCATTCTTTTATGATGAAGGAATTTTAAGTTTAGCTGGTTTTAATGCTGACAAAAACTTTGGCAAATTCACTGGTGGATCATTACCAGCCACATTGGAAACAACTGAATTTGAAGGCATTGAAAACAAAAGATCCACATTAATTAATTGTCGACCTATAGTTGATGGTGGGGGATTAAATACAACTGTTACAGTTACCCCTATCTTTCGTGACTCACAACTTAACCAGGAGTCAGAAGGTTCAGCTGTTTCAGTTCGAGATAGTGGAGATTGTCCTTTACGCATTACAAGTCGATATCACCGACTTAGAGTTAATGTGACAGGAAACTTTAAAACAATTTTAGGTGTTGATGTAGAGGCGAGACCAGAAGGAAAAAGATAATGGCTAACAATCAGTTTTTAACTGTACCTTTGTCCAACCCAGATGTGAAAGCCCACACGAGACAGTGTGCATTTACAATTAACAATATTATGGATGGTAAGCTGAATAGCACTGGAGATATCACTCTGACAGCTTCAGCAACCACAACAACCTTAACCGATGCTCGTATTGGATCGAACTCTGTAGTTCTATTTATGCCACAGACGGCCAATGCTCGTACTGCTTTAAATAGCTTGTACGTCACAGCGAGAGGTGATGGGAGCTGTACTATTAATCATCCTAGTTCAACAGATACGGATCAAGATTTATCTTATGTTATCATCGGATAAAGTTTGCACCCAGGTTCCAAAAGAAGATGTTTTCTTAATTTGGACTCAGGTCGCACCACTGCTCTCCAAAGCCCTGGATGGCACTTATGATATAATAGATGTTGAGAGAGGTTTGCAAGAAAACCGATTTCAATTGTTTATTAGCTGGAACAATGGTGTGGAGAGTGCAGTCATTACAGAGGTAGCTGAATATCCTAAAGCTAAAATACTTCGTTATGTATTAGCTGGAGGTACAAACCTGGATAATTGGCTAGAAGAAATACAAGAAGTAATAGAGAGATTTGCAAAAAGAAATAACTGTACTCAGCTAGAAGTCGCTGGTCGAAAAGGCTGGGTTAAAAAACTAAAAGGATACGAGGAGAAAGCAATTTTATTAAGTAAGGATTTATAATTATGTCAAAAGGATCAACACCCACTAATGTAACAACAACTACATCTAATGAGCCATCAGAGTTTATTAAACCCTATTTAGAAGGAGCAATGGATGATGCCCAGGATTTATACGAAAGCGATAACCCTAACTTCTACCCCAATGCTACTTATGTTAATTTTTCACCTGAAACAGATACAGCATTAGAATTAACAAAACAAAGAGCATTAGCTGGTAATCCTTTACTAGGTTCTGCACAAACAGAAATCAATAATATTCTTTCAGGTAATTATTTAGACCCAAACAGCAATCCTTATGCGTCAGCAATGTTTAACAAAATGGCTGGAGATGTTACATCGAATGTTAACTCTTTATTTACAAAAGCTGGTCGTTTTGGCTCTGGTGCTAACCAGGAAGTATTAGCTGACTCCCTAGGAGATCTAGCCACCGATATTTATTACAAGAATTATCAAGACGAAAGAAATAGAATGATGGATGCTGTTAATGTAGCTCCAGGACTAGCTCAAGAAGACTATGCTGATATCCAGGCCCTGGCTAATGTCGGTGCTTCAAGAGAAGAACTTGAATACGCTAAATTACAAGATTCAATTAATCGTTTTGATTACGAACAACAAAAACCTTATTTCAAATTAAATCAATACTTAGGTGCTTTAGGATCTAATGTTCCAACAATGACAGTAGAAAATTCACCCGTTTATCGAAACACCGGTGCAAACATTTTAAGTGGTGCTGGAATGGGTGCTGATCTAGGTAATATTTTTGGTAGCCCAGGAGCTGGTGCTGTTCTGGGAGGACTACTCGGAGGGTTCTTTTAATGGCCAAAGTAGATATTAACGCAATCTTGTCAAACTTACCAAGAAGCACAAAAGAAAATCCTAATCTGATTAACCCTAATGTTAATATGAATATGCCCTCTAATGTTCAACCTGGAGTAACTTTTAGCAAACCTCGTGTTGCTCCATCTAATCAACCTAATTATTTTCAGTTTCCCGTACCGACTTCTCAACCATCAATGAGACCGAGTATCTTAGATACAGCTAACAATCAACCAAACATGAGCCAAGCTTTTACGGAGGCTGGACTGTTAGATCAAAATGTACCGGTAGCCAATCAACCAGGCACACCACCCAATAGAACTAATAACTTATTGAACTTCGCTACATCCCCTCAAGGTCAAGCATTCTTTAGTGGTATTGACACTAGAGCCTCTAATGTACCGATGTCTATTATTGAAAGACTACAACCTGGCTACCAGGCCTACCTCAAATCAAAATCAGATCAGATCAAACTAGCAAACGAGAAAGCACAATTAAACAAACAATACGAGTTAGATCTCTATAAAGCTTACACAGACAGAATATCTGCATTAAGTAAAGATAATAGAACCACCTTAGAAAAAGATATGGCTACTTTATATCCAAATTTACAACCTGGTTCACCAGATTATCAAGCTCAAGCATTAAAGTATCTATCACAAAAAACTCCATCTACTGAATTTAACTTTCCCGATAAAAAATCAGAGATGGATTATGGAAGATTAATAGAACAAAAAGGAATTATTGATGAGAGCTTAGTTAACAATCGTGAGATGATGCCAAGATTAAAGTTTTTAGATATGCAATTATCTGATCCTAATTTTGAAACTGGTGTTATTCAAGAAGCATTTTTACCATTTCTTAACACAATGGCTAGTTTGGGTCTATTGAGTGAAGATGAAAAAGCTCGTGTTGCAAATATGCAATCATTTCAAGCAATGGCAAATTTCTTAGTACCAAGAATGAGACCAGCTGGATCTGGTTCTACATCTGACTTTGAAGCTAATTTGTTTGCATCTGCTACAGCTGGATTAGGCAAAGACACCGAGTCAAACAGATTGATTGTTAAAGGAATGATTGCGATGTCTGATTACTATCAGCGTAAAGGCGTTTTACTAAAATCTTTAATGACAAAAAATAATAATGCTGACTTTGATAAAGAGTCTTATGACTATGCGATTAAAGAATTAAAAATGAGCGAAACAGAAGCTTATGTTTATTCAGAACTAGGCAATGTTGCAGATAGAAAACTTGGAAATATGTTTAAGCAATATGCAACCGATGATGCCATAGATCAAGCATACGAAGATGGTGATATAGGTGTAGGTGATTTGTTCTACGATCAATCACAAAAGAAATTCTTTATATTCAGCGAGGAGAATATACCCAATGCCTCTAACTAAAGTAGAAGTACCAAAAGAAGATCCTAATTTTAAAGCAGATAGCACCGGTGCAAACATTAATCGTTTTGTTGGCCAGGGATTAACCTTTGGTCTTCAAGATGAAATAGATGCTTTCTTAAAATCTGCTTTTAACAAAGATCTTAGTTATGCCGATGCACTAAAGAATGAAAGAGAACAATTATCTAATTTTAAAAAAGATAACTTTGGAAAATCTTTTCTTGCAGAAATGGCTGGTAACTTACCATATGGTAGATTTGCGATTGGTAAAAGCCCTTTAAGCACTTTTATTAGAAATGCTGGTATGGGTGGAGCTTATGGTTTTGGTACAGGAGAAGGCACAGAAGATAGACTAAAAAATGCTGGTACTACTTCAGTTATTTCTGGAACCTTAGGAACATTATTAAACAAAATATTACCAAAAAAATCTGATGATGCAAAAAAACTTACTGGAGATACTTTAGGTTTTTTCCCTGATGTAGAATTAACTCCTGGACAAGCATATAAAGGAACAACAATAGGTAACATTATTGATTACTTTGAACAAAGAGCAACTAGCATACCTATTATTGGTGACTTTATTAACTCTGCCTTTGATCGTGGTTCAAAAGATTTCCAATTCAAAATTTTTAAAGACTTTGCAGACTCGGTAGGTATTAAACTTGATGACTCATTAAAAAACGGAAATAAATTTCAAATTTTTAATAAAGTAAATGAAGGTTACAGAAAAAAATATGATGATGCAGTTAAAAAGCTAGTTTTAGATAAAGATCAATTTACCAAAGAGATGACAGACTTTGCTATTTCTAAGGGCCTGAACAAGAACCAGGCAAATGAGTTTGTCAGAAAAGCTTCTAAAGAAATAATTAATTTAAAAGATAACAAAATAACAGGA